GACAAGAGCAAGCTTACTAAGGATGACCTTGATCTATGGGGGAAGATGCAAGAGAAGGGTCTTACAGACCAGTCTGCTGTGTCAAAAACGACTTCTCAAGACATCATTGACACCATTGAGACTGGGGAAGACAAGGCTCTTGAAGAGGCTAAGCGTCAGCAAAAGTTAGCGATGGAGACCTCCAAGGCTACAATGACAGTAGCTGACAAGATGGGTGTGGTTATTGAGGGTATCTTTGAGTACCTCTATGTGAAACTCAAGGGTGTTCTGGAGGCCATCGACGACTTCATTGACTTGATTGCTGATTCTAATTTGTTTCTTACTGGGGACCCGCGAGCTGAATCTAAGGAGATGGAGGAAAACCTTCTCAAGAACAAGGATGCCGGTAACTCTAAGGTTATCGATGCTATGTTTGAGGCTGGTAGGCATGAGCGTAACTTAGGAGAGAAGGGTAAGAAGTGGGGTGCTGTTCTTGGTCCGGCTCTTGAGAAGGGGGTAGCTAAGGCAGTTAGCGATAATAAGAGTTCTTTGTATGCAGCTACTTTAGCAGACAAGGAGAAGAAGGCTGGAAAGAAGCTTAAGGGAGATGAGCTAGAGGCCTTCAACAAGGACTTCGGGTCTAGTTACGACAGTGCTAGCATCCAAAGGAAGCTTGGTTCTAAGGTAGTTGATGACCTCCAGGAGATCTTCAAGGGTTTCCAGACTGCTGGGATCTCTAAGAGTGCTGTCCTCAAGGACCAAATCAAGGGGGTTATTGACTCAGATGATTCTCTGTCCTCAAAAAAGAAGGATGCTTTCAAGAAGAACATTGATGCAGGTGGAGATTTCCTAACAGCTATAAAGGCGGCTGACTTCAGTGTAGAAGATGTCCAGAGATTCATGGGTAAGGCTGCTTCGATTGGAGCTACCTTAGGTTCTCAGGGGCAAATCGGGGTATCTCGCTTGAAGTCTTTGGCAGGTCAAGATCCGGTAGGGGTTCTTGAGAGTGTTCAGAGTGAGAGGGATGCTAAGGACAAGGCAGCCAAGAGGGATGCTGAGTACTCTCCTGAAGCTCCTAAGGGTCAAACAGAGGCAGCTAAGGTTCCTGAAGTTCCCCAGATCCCAGAAGCTCCTAGTGGGCAAACAGAAGCTGCTGCAAGGTCAGCTTCTCCTGGAGTACCTCCAGAGGTTCAATCCGCTTCACCAGCTCCTCAGGCTTCCTCAGATAGTGTTTTCTATCAGCAGCCTAGCATGAGTAGCCTCACTTCAGATCCAGCTGTTAAGGATCTTGTTGATGGGATGGACTCCCAAGGTAAGGAGACTGTCAGAAGTCTCCAAGAGCTTTGGAATGCTTTGCGTAGGCAAGGTATTAAGTTAGACAAGACTCAACTTGAAGGAAAGGTCAAGGACATTATTGAGAAGGGTACCCTCCCAGCAATGAGAGAGGCCCTATTTGAGTATGCTGTGTACTCTGCTGAGGATCCTAAAGCCCTCCTGGAGAAGATGCAGAAGACAGGGTTCAAGGACCTTGGTCCTATGGCTAAGAGCTATGCAGAAGACACTAAAAACAAGGACTTCTTAGGGGCATCTACTCCTCAAAGTGGGTCGACTTCTACAACTTCCTCTACTACAAGTAAGACCCCACCTCCTGAATCTCCTTTCTTTGCCCCTCCTTCTGATATGACAAAGGCTTCTGCCAATGCTTCTGGGGGAATAGTATCAGGAATTGCTAATGGGATGGCTAATGTAGTTGCAGCTCCCGGAGAAGGGCTAGCTTCTATTGGCAAGGGTGAGAGGATTGTCCCTGCTGGTAAGGGTGGGGGTGCTCCTCAGATCAATTTGACAGTGCAGGGTATTGGAGGTCAGGACTTGGCGAATCTCCTTAAGGAGAAGATTGCCCAAGGGATTTTTGAGTATAAGCGTCGGGAGAAATTCAACTGATGGCTTACATTAGATCTGCCAATCCAGCTAACTTTCAAGCGGTAGATAGTTCAGGTGTCCCTACTTACACTCACGGTGCGGACACTAGGAAACACTATGTTCCATTGGCTTTTCAGGTGACTAGCCCTTACAATTGGGAGAAGGTTCTTCTTCCTCATGCTTTGGTTTTGCATGTGAACCCAATGAGTTTCAATGAGACCTTCTCAAAGAAGATTGAGCGAATCCAGACTCGTGGGGGTTTTGTTGAGCAGCATTGGGGTGACGACCTAACTGAGATTTCGGTAGATCAGTCTACGGGTGCTTTTGTGAACTTGTACACTGGTTTGTCTTCGATTCTTAGGCAGAGGACAATCGCTTGGGACAAGTATCGAGACTTGCTTGACCTGTATCACAATAACGGTTCTGTGTATGACCCTTACGGTAACATAGTGCTTCAAGGGTGGATCATGCTCATGTATGATCGAGGAACTTACATTGGAACCTTCAGAAACTTCTCTATGGAAGAGACTGATGAGAGTCCTTTTGCTTTCAAGCTTAATTGGACTTTCAAGGTTGAGCATACGATTCAGATGATTCCTACTAACACTATGCCTCTTCAGGGTCGAGGTGCTGTGAATTTTGTGAGTAAGAGACCTATCCCTACTACTGCACCAATACCAACTACAACGGTTCCTGCAAGTGGGTTGGCTGCTCAGGCAACAGTTCCAAGTACCCTGGTAGAGCCCCCAACCTATGATGATGCTGTACCCATTACTCCTGGAGTGGCCTAATGGCAAGCTTACTTGAGGACATCTTAGGTTTAGGGGATGAGCCTTCAACTCCAGGTGATGCTGAGGGGAAGGTATTTCCTCCAGTCACTAGTGGTCAAGCTTCTGCCCACCCATTGCCTCCAGGTCTTCGTAGGGGTGGGGATACGGTACTAGAGGGGATTGAGAGCAAGGCAGACTACTATACCCCTGAGACCTACCGCAACCTTCTATCGTTTTTCTCAACTTCAGAGTTCCTAGACGATGTGAATAGGGAGTTTATCCCTATCAGTCAGACTAAGGCTAATCCGAAGTTGTTTGTGGTTGGTCTTATTCCACCCTCAGGACCTGTCACAGGAAACCTGTTGGACAGGTCAGCTTCTGTTGGAGCTATTGCTGGGTATCCCAATCAGGACCTTGATTTTACGGGGGCAAAGTCTGGTACCAATGGGGGTGCTAATGCAAGTATCACTGTTGGAGAGAGTCCTATTGTTACAGCTCCTGGGTACACTTTGGACCAAGGGTCTGGTACCTTGAATCAAGAGATTCCCCTACCTAAAGGGTCTGTTGGACCGAATGGAGCTGGGCCTAACACTACTCAACTTAGTGTTCCTCAGATTTGGAGTGCTTTAGAACAAGCTTACAAAGAGTTGAAAAATGAAGATCCGACTCCAACTCAGTTGCAGTTGTATACTGCTCAAATTCTAAGGGAGAATGATGGGCAGTTGCTTAACAACAACTTTGGTAATATTGGTAAGTCAGACACTCTCCCAAAAGAAGGCCAACACTTCAAGGTTAAGTTCAAGAATGGGGATGAAGCTTACTTCAACTCTTATCCTGATGTAGTTTCAGGGGCCAAAGCCTACATAGGACATGTAGGTAGAACTCCAAACATAACAGCTTCTGCACAATCAGGGGATGTTATGGGTTTCATGACCTCACTAGCTCAGACAGGTTACTATGAGGAGCCAGTATCAGTCTACTACAATGGTTATCCTATGCGGCTTAAGAGAGTTGCCGATACAATGGGTAATTATGGTATCGAGCTAGATGATGGCTCGAACCTTACTAAGGGTACCCCCAAGTCATGTGCTTTCACTGAGTCTGGGAAGAAGTATCAAAGTCGGATAAATGTTGGTAAGAAAGAGCCCATATTCCGATTCAACTCTAACTCACCCTACGGGGGGAACTGTGAGCTTGGAATCCCTACTGCAGGAGCACCCTCTGAGACTAGTGGTTCTTGGCCTGAGTCAGGGAGCCCCAATGCTGCAAAGGCTAAGGAAGCCGAAGGAAAGACAGTCAATACAGACTTGAACTCTACTGAGCTTGGTAAGTGTTTCATGAATGCTCAGTATGCTGAGATGATTCAGACTGCTCTCTTGATTGAGAACATGAGGAACACTCCCCCTCTTCGTCTTTTAGTCAACCCCTCCACTTTCAAAGTGTCTTCGGAGAAGATTGCCAGTGATGGGAACTGGTCTAGGAATGGAGCCATCATAGAGCATTGGGGTGACCAGCAAGACAAGATTGATGCCTCGGGTAGGCTAGCAGCTTTCCTTGCTATCGATGCAAACAACCCAGACCAATATGCTGACGGTTCCAGTCCTGGGTTGACCCGAGTTGCACGAAACTACACTGCGAGTTACCAAAACTTCCTCTCCTTGTATCTTCTCTATAAGAACAATGGGTACCTGCTTACCTCTGGGCTAGAGCAGAGGAATGTCCAAGGGAAGTTCTCTTCTAGGCTTTCTTTAGTGGGTTCGGTGTATATCTATTACGACAATTCCTTGTACATAGGGTCCTTTGATAATTTCACGATTACTGAGACGGATGATAAGCCCTACACCCTTGAGTACAACTTTCAGTTCACGGTGAGGGCAACCTTCTTGCTTGATAGGCCTGATGAGTACTCTTACGAGATTAGCCAGATGAAGGCTGGGTCTACGATCCCTTACTCAACAGGTTAGGTGTTTAGAGGAATTTATGGCAAGAGGACCTTTTCAAGGAACTTTCTCTCCTAATGCTAGGCCTACAGTGGTCACAGCTCCTGATGCCATTGTGTATCTCAATGGGGAGACTGACATCATTGGGTGCCCTAACTGCAAGAGGAAGTTCGACTTCTCTCGGTACATCACTTCAATACAGACCAATCTAGATATTGACAGCGTTCCAGGCTCTGCAACTGTCAGTATGAGTATTCCTCGTCATGTGGTAGATGACTTCTACCAAGACGGGGTTCCCATCATCACTACCATGATGGAGATTGAGATGTATGCCAAGGGGTACTACACTCTTGAGGGGATGCCCCAATACTACCCAATATTTTGGGGTATTGTCACAGAGGTCAGTGACTCCTACTCAGGCGGAGAACACACAGTTACCCTAAATTGTGCAGATATCCTAAAGTGGTGGGAACTGTGCAAGATGAATGTGAACCCAGCCTTCCAGGTTGCTAACCCTCAGCTTGGTCGGTCTATCTTTGGGAATGTCCTTTACGGGACCAACCCTTACGACTTGATCTTCACTCTTGCTCAGATGGCTTTTGGTGATGTGGTTTTGGGAACTGGATCCCTTGTTTCGCTGACTAAGGAAGAAGGTCAAAAGAGTACTTTCAATGCTGCAATGGGTGATATCATGCAGTATTGGTCCAGTAGGTTCACAAGGATAAGGTCTAACTTACTTCTCTATGGTGTGAACGGGGTAGCTGTTAGAGGGGACTCGATAGTACACTCCTATGAGACTGGTGGGTTCACTCCTTCTAAGGGTTCATCACCCATTGCTAATGCTGTTAGGAATGCCAACGGAGGCCCTCAGGCAGCTCAGCTAGCTTTCGATCCAAGTGATCCTGACGTTACAGCTTTTCGAACTCAATTCGGGAATGCGGGAGCGGTAAACTTCTGGCAGTCTGAGTACCAGACTAAGCTAGAGATTGCTAATGCGTGTAAGGAGGTAATTGGGTTTGAGTTCTACATGGATGTCACTGGGGACATCGTGTTCAAGCCTCCTTTCTACAACTTAGACATCATCTCCAATAAGCCAATCTCTTGGATTCAGGATATTGACGTCATTGACTGGGACTTCTCGGAATCTGATGCTGAAGTAGTTACTCAGCTCTCTATTCAAGGGAGTTATGCGGGGAATGTTGACTACGGGTTTGGGCCTGATGTAACCCCCTTTACCAGTGTGACTGACTACCATCTTCTTCGTAAGTATGGTTGGAGACCTCAGACATATAACTCTGAGTTTATGGGGGATCTCACCAGGATGTTCTATCATGGGATGGACATTCTGGATAGGTTCAACAGTAGGAGATTCCAGGGGACAGTTACGATCCCTATGAGGCCTGAACTTAGGTTGGGATTCCCCATCTATGTGGCTTCAAAGGACCAAGTTTGGTACATCAAAGGGATCTCGCATAACATCTCCTTCGGAGGGAGAGCTACTACAACACTTACTCTTACAGCTAAGCGTGGGAAGTATGTAGCTATCCAAGGGATCTCCACCTTGAAGCCTGGAGGTCTTACTCCAGAGATAACTCAGAAGCTACAAAGTGACTCAGATAAGTACTTGAAGAAGGTGAAGGAGGCAGTAGCAAAAGGTAAGCCCCCTCCAGACCTGCCAGCTTCTTTAAAGGGAGACCCTTCCACCTCTATCAGAGGGATTGCGAATAGGACTTTTACTCTAGACCTTGGTGATGCAGCTACGATCCCACCTATTGGCGTGGATCCTAACAACCCCTCGACTCTAGACCCCTATAAGCCTTTGATTCTAAG